GCCCGAGACCAGATAGCGATTGCGGCGGCTGTCCTGATCCGGCACCACCGGCGGCACGATGGCATTGACCAGCGCCGCGCCCAGCAGGTTAAGGCCGATGCCGACCAGCGCCTGCCCCAGCTTGCTGGCCCCAAACGCCTTGCCGAAGAGCGGCGCCACGCTCGGCGCCAGCGCCAGAGCCGCCACGGCGACCACCGCCAGCAGGATCGACCGCGCCCCGCCCTTGCCGGGCACCAGCCGGATCACCACCTGCACCCCTGCCTTGGGCCGGGTGACATGCCAGAAACGGGGCTCGATGACAGCGGCGCCGGTCTGGCTGACCAGCATCACCCGCAGCTGCGTCCGGTCTTCGGCCAGGAGCCCGGGCAGTGCCTGGGTGACGATCTCGGCCAGGCTCCGCCCCGCGGGCAGCTCCAGCCGCTCGCGCGCCGCCCCCGGATCCAGCAAGGGGGCGGTGAGAACCGGAATGCTCATGCCTGCCCCCCGTGACCGAAGCGGGGCAAAACGCGGATTTGCCGGTTGGACCGGGTCAGGACCGTGTTCCTCATGCCCGCCCCTCCCGCGCCCTATGCCGGAAGGCCCCGACAAAGCGGCTGCGCCAGAGCGGACCGTCGGGATCGGCGAGCTGCGAGCCGCCCTCGTCCATATGCAGCATGCGCCCGCGTGCCACATGCAGCCCGACATGGCTGCGCCAGCGCCCGCGCCGGAACAGCAGCACGTCGAAGGGCAGAGGCTGGTCCACCTGCCGCCAGTCGCCCGACCCCGCCGCGATCAGCGCATCGATCTCGGCCAGTTCCGCCGCGCAGGGCGCCACGCCCTCATAGCCCGGCAGAGCGATCCCGAGCTCGGCGGCATAGACCAGCCGCACCAGCCCCCAGCAGTCGCAGCCCTCTCGCACCCGGCCACCCGCCGCCCAGGGCAGGCCCAGCCAGTTCTGCGTCCAGTGCCCAGTCATCGGAACATCCCCGGAAAGCGGTCGCGGGTCATGCGGTGCATCGGAAAGCCCTCCTCCTCGATCGGCTGGCGCGAGATCGTGAGCGGGATGCTTTCGGCATCGCCCTCCGCCGCGATCAGCTGCATGTCCAGAAACTCCGCCTCCACCACGTCCGGGCTGGCCGCCAGCACCACCGCCAGATGCACCGACGCCCGGCTGGTCACGCTGCGCAGCAGCTCCGCGATGGCGTGATCGACATTCTCCAGCACCAGCGTCGCCGAGGCGGGCGCCTCCTCCATGTCGCCCGGCACCTCCGCCGAGAGCAGCGCAAACAGGAACGGCTCGTTGACAGGATCGGCCCCGCGCCAGCCCGAGCGGGTGCCATAGACCAGCGGGTCGGTGCTGATCCGTTCGGTGGGATCGGTGCTGAGCCGGATCGGGGCCTCGAGATCGGGATGCGTGACCTCGATCAGCAGCACCTCCACCTCACCCGGCGCCAGCCCCTCGCGGGCGCGGCGGGCGTTCAGCGACAGCGTTCTCATGGCATCACCCAGATGTCGAAGGAGATCCGAAAGCGCAGCCCGTCAGGCCGCGTGCGGGGCAGGCTGTCGCCAAAAAGACCGAGCCACTGCGCCGAGAGCAGCAGCGGCGTGCCCGTGGGCGTCAGAAGCGGGGCGCCATCTGGCGCCAGCAAGGGCCAGCCATCGGTCAGCGGATCGGGCATGAAGAAGGGCAGCACGCCGCGCCGGGTGGTGTCGCGCCAAAACCGGTCAAACACCGCCTTATCGGCGCGCCAGACCCGGATCGACAGCGACACCGCCTCGGCCACCGAGGAGGTCCGGCGGCGATAGGAGGGCGGGCCATAATCGGCACCGGACCTGATCCGGGCCTCCTGCCGGGTCTCCTCGTAATCGCTGCGCGCGGGCCGGGGCAGCGCTGCGGGCCAGACTGCCGTCATCGCCCGGGCCTCCGGGGCCGGGCGCCCATGCCGGCAAGCGTGCTGCGGGCCCGCCCGCCGGGGGTGGTCATGGCATCGGCCACGGCATCCGACAGCACGAACCGCATCTGGCGCTGGCCCCCTTCGATGCGCTCCTCCGTCCGGACATCGACGCCGCGCCCGGACTGGTCGATGAAGGTGATCTGCGGCGCGGGCCAGGGGAAGGCGCCGCCGCCGGAGGCGGGCATGCCGCCAAGCGCACCGCCTTCGGCGAACTTCGGCAGGCGGCGGGTGCGGATCGCCTCCATGAACTCGACGCCGTAAAAATCCACCGCGGAGGCAGGCTGCATGAACTCGCCGCGCGAGCCCCAGAACAGCAGGTTGTCCTGCCGTTTGCCCCCGGCCCCCTCCAGCTTTCCCGCCGCGCGCGGCACGTCGCGGAAACCGCCACCCCCGGCCCGGCGCGGCAGGGCGCCGCCGTCGCGATAAAGCCCGCCCGACATCAGCGCCCCAGAGGACGCTGAATAGCTGGCGGCCCCTGCCCCGGCGAGCCCGACCCCGCCCAGCCCGAGCCCCGAGAACAGCCCCTGCATCATCTGGGCGAGGTGATCCCAGACCGGATCGAAGGCGATCTGCCAGAGCTTGTCGAGGAACATATTGGCCCAGTCCTCCAGAAAGCCCTGCCAGCCGCCGCCGCCCGGTTTGAGGTTGTCGAAGAGGCCGGCGATCTGGGTCTTGTAGCCCTCCAGCTCCTCGCCCGCTGCGCGCAGCCGCTCCTGACTGACCTCGGTGCTGCGGGCATCGGCATCCTTGGCGGCGATCAGGCGGCCGTAAGCCTCGGCCTGCTCGTTGATGACATCGATCAGCACCCGGCCATCGGCGGCAATGCTGGTCTCGGGATCGATGCCGGCCTCCTTGGCGCGGCGCAGCGCCTCATATTGAAAGGTCAGCCGCGCCTGCTCCTCGACACTGCGCCCGGCAAGATCAGCCTCGAGGCGCAGCTGCTCCATCTGCTCGCGCCCCGCCGCCACAACCTTGGCCATGGCCTCGGCCTTTTCCTGCTGCGCCTCGGCCTCGACCCGGGTCTCCTCGGCCCGCCGTTCCGCACGGGGCCCCGCGCCCTCATCAAAGGCATTGAGGATCAGCCCGTCGGGCACGCGGCCCAGCCCCTGCCATTCCGCGCGCAGCGCCTGCGGGTCGCGCCCGCGCCGATCGATCAGGCGATCGGCCATCTGATCCTGCAGATCCGGGCTGAAGAGTTCGGACCCGGTCAGACCCATCTCGTTCATGAGGCCGCGCAGGGTCTGGCTGACGATCTGGTAGCGGCCCACCGCCGAGGATCCCGCGCCGTCGCCGTAAAGTGCGCGGTTCTCGGGCGTGCGCATGCCGTCCTGCAGGGCCAGCACCTCGTCCAGCGTCATGGCGACAAGATTGACCTCGCCGCCGGTCCAGCGGCCATAATCGAGCGTCTCATTATAGCTCCGGCCCCGGTCGGTGCCCTCGGCATAGCCGATCAGATCGCGCATGCCCTGACGGGCCGCGTTGCTGGCGCCGACACGGAAGGCCGCGCCCCGGCTGGCCTGATATTCCCCATAGACCCGGTTCAGCCGGTCGATCTCCCCCGCCGCTTTCTCCGCGCTGTCGGCTGTGGCGTCAAAGGGGCGTTCGGTGGCGATGTCGCGCGACAGATCCAGTGTCTGCTGTTCGGTGTCGCGCAGGGCCGCGACCCGGCCCTCCACCTCGGCCAGAGTGGTGACATTTTCGCGGAAGCCCTCATTGGTCTCGGCGCGCAGCTGGGTGCCGGCCACGGTGGCCTCCTCGATTGCCGTCTTCAGGTCGGCATAGGCCGCGCGCAGATCGGCCTCGCCGCCGGCGCGGTCGATGGCGGCGAGCTCATCGCGGAAGATCCCCGCCTCCTCGGCCATGCCGCGCAGCGCCTCGAGCGCGTCATTCTCGGCCAGCCCCTCGCCCGAGGCGAGGATCCCGGCCAGCTGTTCGGCGAGATCAGCAAAGGCGGGACCGATGGCCTGCACCTGCGAGAAGCTCTCCATGAAAGTGCTGGCGGAGATCTCGAGCCGCCCGGCCTGTTCGGCCATCTTGGCAAGATCGGTGAGGAAGCGGTTGGACGGCATGCCCGGCATCGGCGCACCGGTCTGAAGGTTGGTCCTGAACAGCGCCCGGTACCGCCCGGCAAAATCGTCAAATCCGTCGCGGTCGAAGAAGGCGCCGGTCATGCTGCTGCGCGCGGCTTTCAGTTCGCGTTCGGCATCCGACAGCGCCTGCACCAGCCCGGCGCGGGTCTGGCTGAGCATCTGCTGGGTCGCCGCCGAGACCTCGCCACCAAGGCTGCGCTGTTCCTCTGCGGCGCGGCGGCTGGCCTCCTGATAGGCGTCAAGCGCATCGGCGGCCTTGCGGGCGGCCGCATCGGCCCGGTCGACAGCATCGGCGGCGCTGTCGGTGTCGATGCCAAAGGCGACGATGGAGGCGGCGGTGAGCGCAAGCGACAGCGGCCCGCCCAAGACCCCGGTCAGGGCGCGGGCGGCAAGACCAAAGCGGGTCAGCGGAGCCACCGCGCGACCGGCGGCGGTGCCCACACCGGTGGTCGCCCCGGCAATCTCGATCAACGCCGCCTTCATCGCCACGCCCCGGGCGACCACCAGTGTCATGCCCTTGCCGACCAGATAGGTGACCAGCGCCTGCGCCAGCCGTTCGGCCACCTCCTCCACCTCGGCGAAGTTCTCGGTGAGGAACCGCAGCGCCTCGGTCAGGCGGCGCACCGCGGCCTCGGCCAGATCGAGCCCGCCATTCTCCGCCGATTCCAGCTGCAGCGCCTCCCAGGCGGCGGCAAGTTCCTTCAGCGCGCCGTCGAGACCGCGGAGCCGCACCGCCGCCTGATCCTCGGCCGAGACCTCGCGCATCGCACTGGCGATGTCGCGGAAGCCGTCCGCGCCCTGTTTGGCGAGTGCCGCCGCGGTGCGGATGGCATCGGTGCCGAAGATCACCTTCAGCGCCTCGCCCCGCGCCTCGTCGCTGAGCCCGGCCAGACCGTCCTGCAGCTCCTGCGCGATCTCGGCCATGCTGCGCATATTGCCCTGTGCGTCGAAAAACTCGAGCCCGAGCTCGGCCATCGAGGCCGCCGCCTTGTCGCTGTCCGGCACCAGCCGCTGCAGAAAGGTCTTGAAGGAGGTGCCGGCATCGGAGCCCGAGGCGAAGCTGGAGGCGGTGGCGGAGATCGCGGTCAGGAAATCCTCAATCGAGACGCCGGTGGCCCCGGCGACGCCGCCGGCCTGAGCGATGGCAAGCCGCAGATCGTCAAAGCCGAATTTGGAGGTCAGCGCCGCCCCGGTCAGCCGGTCGGCGATCATCGGCAGCTCCGAGGCCTGCAGGCTGAACTGCGCCATGACATCCGTCACCAGATCGGCGGCAGGCGCGAGCTCGCCGCCAAGCGCCCCGGCAAAGGCCAGCGAGGCATCGAGGGCCCCACCCATGACATCGCCCACCGACACGCCGTTTTTGACCAGCGTCTCGATGGCCTCCGCCGCCTGCATCGCGGTAAACGCGGTGGTGGCGCCCAGATCTTTGGCCTTGGCCGCCAGCCGGTCGATCTCGCTCTGGCTGGCGCCGCTGGCCGCCTCCACCCGGTTCATCATCGCCTGAAACTGCCGCCCCACATCCAGCGCGCCGCGCCCGAAGGCGACCAC